TACTCCGAAGACCCGCTGTTCGGCTACGATAAAACCTTGTCGGCCTATCGGGAAGTAATGGAAATGGCAGCTTAGGATGTTCGCCGCGATTGCAGAACTGTTCCGCTCATTCGGGCGATGCTTTGTCTGGTGGGTCGTCATCCAGCCGTGGGAGCTTGGCGTCCGTGTTCGTCTGGGTAATCGTCGGCTGTTGCTCCGGTCTGGCATCAGCTTCCGCATCCCCTACGCCGATCAGGTCTATCGGCAATCGGTCAGGCTTCGCTTCACGACGCTATTCCCGCAGACAGTCTCTACGCGCGACGGTCACACGCTCACGATGGCGGGGGTACTGGGCTACGCGATTACCGACATCGGGAAGCTGTACGACACTCTACACCAAGCAGAGGACGCGCTGCGTTCAATGGCGCAAGGTGCGATTGCCTCCTACGTCCAGAGCAACGATCTGGCCGAATGTCTACCGGGATGCGTAGAGGGCGGGGCGTGTGATGGGTTAGACCTAACCAAATACGGCCTATCGCTCGACAGTCTGAGGCTCACGACGTTCGCCCGTGTGAAGACCTACCGCCTCATAATGGATAACCACACAAGCATCTGGGAAGACGCACTAAACACGCGCCATGCGGATGGCCCGAACGGTAAGCCGGTATGAACGAAAAACAGGTCGCCATCAAGGTGTTCGACGAACGGGAGATGATAGAGAGGGACTACTCGGAAATGTGCATCGGAGACGACGAAAGGTGCCACTGGTACTTCTATCGGGAACCGGAACCAAGACATCCCAACTCGGCGGATGTAACTGAGGGTTGTCCGGCGTGATTTTCATAGGGGAAGGTGTTATATTGAGGGCGGGACGGGAGAGTGTTCTAGGCACCCTCCGCGCCCCTGACCACTCAGATGCTTGGGGCATCCTCATGGCTGATTCAGAATCTAAGCGATGCACGAAATGCGGGGAAGAAAAACCGCTTGAGCAATTCCCTCCGCTCAAGGCAGTGCGTAGCGGGATCGCCCCACATTGCCGCGCCTGTCAGCGCAAACAGAACGCAGAATGGCGTGAGAAGAACCGCGCCCACGACAAGGCCCGAAAGGCGAAGTGGAATAAGGAGCATCCGTGGCCGCTGGAGAAAAACAGGGCGAACGGGGCTAGGTGGCGTCGGGAAAATCCAGAAAAGAACACAGCCCGCCATAAGAAATACTACGCCGAGAACGCAGAGAAGGTATGCGCCAGAACAAGGGCGAACGCCGCGAGCCAGCCCGAAAAGTACGGGGCGCTTCGTCTTCGTTGGCAACGGGAGAACCGGCCCAAGATGCGGGAGTATCACCATACGCGAGTCGCGCGTGAAAAGGCGGCTGGAGGACGCGGCGTAACTGCCAAGCAATGGGGCCAAGTTCTAACTGATTCGCTGGGACTGTGCGCCTATTGCAACGAGCGTCGCCCCCTCGAAATGGATCACATCGAGCCATTCAGCCGGGGCGGTGAGCACGATGTAGACAACATTACCGCTGCCTGTCGCTCCTGCAATTCAAGCAAGTGTGATACGGGCCTCCTCATCTGGCTTGCGAGGAAAGCGGCCAACCGTAGCGGTGTGCGTTGGGTCTGGCTCCAAGGGGCAGCATGAGTGCTGTTCGGGAGTTTGAGAAGGCGTTCGCAGAACGAGTAAACGCACGATGGGCGGTAGCTACGACGAACGGAACGGCCACAATCGAGGTAGGGCTTCGCGCACTCGGCATCAATGACGAGATGGTCGTGGTTCCGCCACTAACCCACGCCGCCACCACGATAGCCGTTCTCAACTCCGGCAACTATCCGCTCTACTCGGACATAGACGACCGCACATGGCTAATGCACGGCGTCAGGGATATGCCCGCTGTTCCCGTCAGTCTTTACGGCCTCCACTATCCGGCCAAGCGCATGGAGTTCAACACGCGCCCCTGGATAGACGATGCGGCACAGACCCTACGCCCCCACTCAGGCCACGCATCGTTTACGAGTTACTCACTACAGAAAACGAAAATCATCAGCACTCAGGAGGGCGGCGTACTCGTAACGAATGACGATCATCTGGCCGAACGCGCCCGCTCCATTGCCTCTTTGGGCTACGATCTGAAGGCAGACCAGCCCCACATCAACAAGGCCGATATCAAGGCTCCAGACTACCCCCGACACCACCAGCGGCATAGCCTGAACGCCCGCATGAATGAGGTAACAGCCGAACTAGGACTCCGGCAACTTCGGGCGGCAGAAGCCCACCTTTCAAAGCGGCAGGTATGCGCGAACTACTATCGCGAGGCCGTTGAGGGCTGTTCGTGGATAGTCCCCCAACACGCATTTGACGGATGGCACAACGACTTCTGGGCGTACACTGTAGCGCTGGAATCGAAAGGGCTGTGGCGTCCGTTCGTGGATGCGATTGTCAGGCAAGGCGGCGAACACCCCTTTGGCGCGTGGCGGCTAACCTACGACGAAAGCCCGTTCGCGGAATACAGGCCAGCGTGGGGATGCCCGAACGCCCAGCTCGTACAGCCCCGCCTAGTACAGTTCCAAACAAACGATTTAGCATCCGCCGAGAGGAACGCCAAGGCAGTCCGAAAAGCTATTCAGAGCATGAACATCGAAAAGATAGTTAGGGAGCACACCTCCGTTGAGTTTGAGGAAGGCGACTTCGATGTGATGGGCAGATTTGGCGACGCTACCGGGACCCCCTGCTCGTGAGCGCTGAAGAGCTAAAAGCAGAACGATTTGGGATAGACCAAGAAGGGTCAACAGCAAGAACCACTGACGCGGATACCGAGCCCTCGGATGTTGGAAAGTCTGCCGAAAAGTCAGGGGGTAGGCCCTTCCAGAAAGGCGGCGACCCAAGGCAGGGACGTGGCCCGAGAAAGGGGAAAGGCGGGAGGCCAACCAACGAGTTCAGGGAGTCGGTAAGAGCCTTACTCGACAGTCCGAAAGTCAGGGCCGCGATAAAGAAGATTCTGGCCGACCCAGACCACAGGCAGTTCGCGCGGTTGTACCAAACGCTAGTATCGCAGGCTCACGGCAATCCGACCCAGGCTCTCACAATCGTCGGGGAGCCGTCTATCTTGACCGTAGTGACCAAACCGAGTGCCGATTGAACTCTCATCAGTCCAGTCAGCCGTCTACGACGATACGAGCGTTAACCGCGTCTGGATCGCTGGCAGGCAGTCGGGCAAGTCTTTCGAGGCCGTTCTGGAATGCGTACGGGCTGCATCGAGGCCGGGGGCCAAGGTCTGGTATCTCGGCCCGACCCGCGAACACGTTAGAGACTTGGCGTGGGGCAAGTTGAAGGAGATTATTCCGAAGGACTGGATCACATCAGCCAACGAGACCCGGATGAGCGTCATGCTGTCCAATGGGTCAGAGATACGGCTACAGTCAGCCGAGGAGCCCGCAAGGTTGCGCGGCCCGTCGCTAGACTTCGCGGTATTGGACGAGTTCGCCTTTATGGATTCCTCGGTTTGGGATGCGCTTGAGCCAGCTTTGGCATATCGGCAAGGCCGGGCGCTCTTCATCAGCACACCGAGAGGCTTTAACTGGGCCTACGATTTCTATGTGAGGGGTATCGAGAAACGGCAGGGCTGGAAGTCATGGCAGACCACCACCGCCCAGTCCGGCCAGATCAGCCCCGAGAGACTGGCACAGGCGCAAATGGATCACAGCCCAGCCCACTACCGCCAAGAGTATGAGGCGAGTTTCGAGGCGATGAGTGGTAGGGTGTACTCGAACTTTAGCCGCAAGCCCGTCAAGGACGGCAACATAGATTCGACACTAGTGATGAAGGACGGCCCGCTCCTTATCGGGATGGATTTCAACGTGAACCCGATGACTTACGTGGTCGCCCAGCAGGTAGGCGATGAGTGCCATGTGTTCGCGTCCGTTGAGGTAGCGTCATCGAACACTGAGGAAGTGGCTGAGCATATCCGACAGGTCTACGGCCAGAGGGCTATTACCATTTGCCCCGATCCGAGCGCGGGAGGCAGAAAGACATCCGCCCCGGTCGGCATGACTGACATAACGATCTTGCAGCGCCACGGATTCATCATCGACAAGCCGAAGGGGCCAATCCCCTTGGTAGACAACATCAACAACGTGCAAACCAATCTTCTGGCGGCGAACGGCAGACGCAGGCTCATAATCTCACCTGAAGCCAAGCTGCTGATTAAGGGACTGGACGGTCTGACATACAAGGAGGGCACGAATATGCCCGACAAGAACGTGGGCCTCGATCACGTTACGGATGCGCTTTCGTACCTACTCTGGCAACGATTCAACAGACTGCAACAGCACTCCACAAGCGTATCGACCGTGAGAATCTAAATGAGCGACGTAATGGACGTTCTGGCGGAAGTGTCGAGCCAGATGACAGATGTGCAATCGGAGCTAAGGCGACTACGGAGCGATATGGAAGACCTGAGACGCGCTATTGAGAAGCTACGACGTACGGGCAAATGATCACGGACGCGCTAGGGTATCTGCTTTGGCAGGAGTTCAACGTGTTGGAAATGCACTCGACAACGGTCTCAACGGTGAGGATATAGAATGCTATATTTCGTAGCATGAATACCGACGAGAAAGCGAGGTCAGCACTAACAGCGAAAGAGTGGCAGGGCGGCACTCCGAGCTACCCCACCAACCCAGGCATCATCCACAAACTTGGTGATGAGGACAAGGGCCGTGAACACGTGGAACTGTGGGACTGGGGCGTTCATATCACGGCGGAAGGAAGCGAGGGCGTCAATCTGTTCAATGAGGACCGCGACCGCCACGCTGTTGCGGCACTCTGCCTCTATGGTCAGCCCTTCGGCTTCACGCGTCAGCATCTTGCCGACATTGACTGGGTGCTCGATAAAGTAGGCGGGACCGGCGACTACCTGCGCGATGTACGAGAGGTGCTAATGCCCATCCGCACTCTCATCGAAGCCCTGCTCCCTCCCAAATAAAGTGTTCACTCTTGGCGCCAAACCCATTAGATTAGATACGTGAGTAATACCGACACGGATATCACCACCACGAAATCCCTACTCCTCGAAGCGCTTAAGCAGACGAAAGAGGCGCCCGAGTCGTTAGTCTGTTTGTATCGGGCTGTTCCCGAGGGCGGCGACGCGTACGATGTCGAAATGGATGCGCCCATCATCCGCTGTTCCGTGGCCGAATTGCCGGAGCGCGAGTTTGACGATGGGTTCGGTGGCGTAGAGGGTGAGCCATTTATCGCCTTCGGCCCCGAGTATGTCTATGTGAAGGGCTGCTACGATGGCAGCGAATGGATTAGCGCTGTTCCGCGTCACCCCGATGTAGCGAAAGCAGCCCGTTCACTTCCCTGTATTGGCGGCGGATAATCCTCTCGTAGCACCCGCACCACCGTAGCAAACAAACAGAGAACGCCGTTTCACCAATGGCCTTGGCATCCCTCGCCGGATGTCGGGGCCTTTTTGTTTTACCAATCAGAGGACAGGCACAAAATGGATTTCAGCAACGGAAGCGCAACAGGAGATTTCACGGGCACGACTAGCGGCTCGACATCGGGCTACGTCAGCGGCAACACGGGCGCGGGAAGCTACGGAGGCGTCACGGCAACGGGGACGACCTACACTTGGCCGAATGTCACCACAACGGGCTACAACTACTTCCCGACCACCTGGTATCAGTACCCGTACAACAGCGAAGCCAGGATCGCCACGCTGGAAGGCGAGGTCAAGGTACTGCGCGAGATGCTTGCCGCCATTCTCTCAGGCCGCGAAGCCAAGTAGCAAACAGCGCCCGCACGCGCTCACGCTTCCCCGCCCCAACGAATGGCCCTTCAGCATCCGACATACGATCCGACCAATTTAGGAAACCAACCCGGCGACGGCCCTCTCCGCGTAGGAGGGCAGTCCCAGTCATCGCTCCCGCAAGAGAACGCCAACCTACCGAGCACGCTGTCACCAGCAGCCGAGCGTCAGGCCGCATCGCTGGAGTTGGTAAGAGACTTGGAGGCTGGGCCGGATAGGGTAAGGGATGCTGGCCAGAAATACTTGCCCCGCGCCCCAGGTGAGGACAGCGCGAATTTCAAAGACCGCCTCGCCCGCTCTGTTTTCTTAAACGTCCTAGGACAAACTGCGACGGGTTTGGCGGGCTTCGTTTTCAGGCGTGATCCTGTTCTCGGTGAGGATGTGCCGGAGCAGATAGTCCAGCATTTGGAGAACGTAGACAACGCGGGCACCCATGTGGATGTCTTCGCTAGGGAACGCCTCTCCGACGCGATCGTAGCCGGCCACTCGGGCATCCTAGTCGATTACCCGAAAGTCTCAGGGACGCTATCACTCGCTGACGAAGAAGGTTTAAGGCCGTACTGGATACCGATCAACAAGGACAACATCCTCAGTTGGCGAACGGTCGTGGAGGATGGACGAACGGTCCTCTCCCAGCTCGTGCTCAAGGAATGCACCTCGGTATCGGACGGGCTATTCGGTGAGAAGGAACAAACACAGTACCGCGTCCTGTTCCGTGATCCGGCACAAGACCCGCCCGTAGGATTCCAGCTCCTAGAGATCACAAAGGACAAGCGCGTCATCGAGGTCGATTCGGGATTCTACCGCAATCAGGACGAGATCCCGTTCTCGGAGATCCCGACCAGTGGTCGGAAAAGCATCCTCGAAAGCATCCCACCTCTCATCGACTTGGCGCACCTGAACGTCGCGCATTACCAGCAGCTCTCGGACTACATCTGGAGCATCCACAAGACCAACGTCCCGATCTTGTTCGGTAGCGGATTCCCGCAGGAGATGAACGACGACGGCACCAAGAAGCCCTCGATCATCGTAGGTGCCAACTCAGCGATCATCACCACGGCACCAGAAGCCAAGCTGATGTACGTCTCGCACGACGGAGCAGCACTAGGCGAATCCCAGAAATCCTTGGACGATCTCAAGCGCGACATGGCCGTCATGGGATTATCCATGCTCTCACCCGACAAGAAAGCTCAGGACAACAGTACGGCCACAGCCCGGCGCATCGACAAGGCATCGTCTGATTCCAGCTTGAGCGTTACCGCGAGAGGATTGCAGGACGCGCTGGAGAGATGCTTGGATTTTCACGCCAAGTATCTGAACCTGCCAGATGGCGGCTCGATAGAGATCAACCGCGACTTCGAGAACCTGACGATGACGCCGCAGGAAGTGTCCTCGCTCTCTGCTCTCGTCGCATCGGGGCAGCTCTCTACCGCCACGCTCTGGAGGATTTTGCAAGAAGGAAACATCCTCCCGTCTGACTTTGATGCTGACGAGGAAATGTCACAGATAGCAGCGGACAATGCCGTCAAGCAGGCAGAGAACGCAGCCAATGGGCTGGACGCAGCAGGCAACCCCATCAAGCCATCGGCAGACGGTAGCGCACCACCGAAACCAGCGGGTGACATGGTTGTCCTCAACCCTGACGATTCCGTGCGTTTCAAGCTTAGGAAAACGGCGTAGAAAATGACCCGAACAGACGCCGATTTCTCCTATGAAAAGCGCTATATTGTAAGCACTATGAAAACGTGCGAATGTGGGTGCGGAGAAACGGTCAAACCGGGCAACCGTTTCGTGATGGGCCACGTCCATCGGGGGCGTGTCGTGTCGGAAGAGACCAAGAAGAAGGTGCGGGCCAGTCTCCTAAGCGCGGTCTACCCCGAAAAGTGGTGTACTGTTTGTGGCAACAGGTTCCGTCCCCGCCACAGCGTCAATCTCACCTGTAGTCCCAAGTGCGCGGAGCTACGCCACAAGGACGAGCGGCTAAAGCACTACTACGGAATGCAGCACGGCGATTACGGCGTCCTAGTAGGCAAGCAGGAAGGGATGTGCGCGATATGTCAGACCGTGCTCGACCGGGCGAAGTACACGCACATCGACCATTGCCATAAGTCGGGCAAGGTTCGGGGCCTACTCTGTAACAATTGCAACAACGCCATCGGCCATCTGCGTGACGATCCGGTGGCGATAAGGGCCGCTGCCAACTACGTGGAGTACCACGCGCTCCAGAGCTCCACACCCCAACGACAGAAGGCCAGCTAAGTGGCGAACGATCTTTCAGACTACACGGAAAACAAGCTATACGACCACTTGGTGCGCGACATCGCCTACACCAAGCCCGGCGTCTTGTACCTCGCGCTCTTTACCGCTGTTACTGATGCGGAAGCCGGAACGGGAACGGAGCTGACCCCAACGGGCTACGCTCGGCAGTCGTGCGCGATGGGTGCTCCCACGAACGGGGCGGGCTCCAATACCGGCGTCCTCACGTTCGGCCCCCTCACCGTATCGACGGGGACGGCTACACACGCGGCCCTGTTCGACGCATCCACGGCGGGCAACGCAATAACAGCTATCACAGCACTTGCAGCATCCAAGACTTGGGCCATCGGGGACTCGATTGTATTCGCTGTTGGTGCAGTCACCTTCTCAATGGCATAACCCGTGGCCGATAATGTCGTAATCACTCCGGGGTCAGGCGCTACCGTTGCCGCTGATGAGGTAACCGATGCAACACTAGGGACCGTCAAGGTCCAGATGATGAAGATCATGGACGGTACGCTCGACGGGACGCAAAAGGCGGCGGTCGGTGACAAGGGTCTTCAAGTGGATAGCTCGGTCGCATCTAGGCCAATAGTGGACCTTCTCACCTCCATCCTCACAGAGATGCGGGTGATGAACGCTGTGTTACAGGCAGGGCTGAACGTGCGGGACGATCTAGACGTGATGCGGGCTGACCCGTACTACGCAACCTCAATACTCCAATAGGAAACCAGAAATGCCAGCATCACAGGGACAGGTCGGCGTACAGAATAACCCCGACTCCTCGAACCTTATAACGGCCCGGTACGGAAAGCAGGGCGAACAGCTAGCCAGTGAACTTCACGCTCGGTATTACGAGCAGACGTATCGCGGCAATATGTTCTCGCTTTGCACTCAGGGAACGGGCGTAACAACCACCGCAGCACTAGCGACCACATGGACGGGGCTCGGAATAGCCAATCCGGCTGGCTCGGGCGTCAACCTGGTGCTCAACAAGTTCGGGGCGCAGCAGTTTGCGGTCGGTGCCGCCGCAACGGTCGGCATCATGGGCGGCGCCGGTGTAATCGCCTCGTCCCTTTCGCCGCAGAACCGGGTCATCGGTAGCGGTACGGTGTCCAAGGCCAACGGAAGCGCGGGCGCTACGATCTCGACCCCTCTCCTCATTGCCTCGTTCGGCTCTCTTGGTTCGGCAGCCACAACGGCCTACCAGATCGAGCCCGGCATCTATATCGATCTTGAGGGTTCGATAATCGTACCGCCGGGGTCTTTCGTCTGCTCCTACACCTCGATCATCACAACGTCGGCACTCCAGTTCCATTTTGTTTGGGAGGAAGTACCCGTATAACGGCGTAGTACCGAGCGAATAGATGTCGCTGTTACTCCTATTCCCCAGCCAAGCGGCCAGCCTAAACGCATCGGTTGACTTTGCTGGGATAGGAACGGTCAACGCCTCGGGCGTCAGACTTCTCGCCGCGTCAGAGGCGTTCTCAGGCGTCGGTAGCTTTGCCGGAAGCGGAGTAAGGCTCTTAGCGGGTTCGGCCTCCTACGCGGGCGTGGGGAGCCTTAGCGCCCAAGCCGTGAGGCTCTTGGTGGCCTCTCAGTCCTTCGCTGGGGCTGGGAGCTTCGCCGGTAGCGCGGTCAGGCGCTTGGTTGCATCGGAGTCCTTCGGGGGTACGGGTTCCTTCTCGGCTAGCGCGGTCAGACTGCTCACGGTTTCCCTGCCCCTGCCCGGCCCCGCTCTCTTTGGTGTGGGTAGCTTCTCGGCGGCAGGAACACTTACTAGCCCGCAGGACTTAGCGGCGGGCGTAGGCTTCGTTGGCGCGGGTAGCTTCTCAGGCATACCGAACGACCCCGATAGCCAAAGTCAGGGCGGGATAGTATTCGGCAAGATCAGGCGCCCAGCGCAGACACATTTCGCGCACGTGCATCTCGTCATCCCGGCGCCCGTTGTTGCGGTTAAGCCCGTTTATCGAGCAGGCAAACGCAAGCCACAGACGGTGCGGGCCAGCGTCGGGTACGTGCTTGGTGCCGGAAGATTCGCGGCCACGGCTGTTGTCGAAAGCGCTATATTCATAGAGTCCGATGGGGGCAGTGAGGGCGGCGTACGGCCTAGTGTGGACGCGTTACTCGTCCCGGCTGTGGGGCACGGAATCCCGGAGTTCAATCCTCCCGCCGAGCGACCTGACCCCCCATCGGATACCCCTCTCGAAATCCCCGCAGTTGAAGAACTAGAACTCGCGGCCCAATGCTTAGCGCGCGATGGTGTAGTTGGATTCATAGGCCGTGCAGTATTCACGGCCTCGGGCGAAATAGTAAGCCGGGACACTTCGGGCAAATCTGTCCAGGTTCGGACTCGCCCCAAGTACATACCCAAAGGCCAGTCGTGGAGTCCTGAGCAGGAAGACGCTGACGATGATGCGCTTCTCGTGGCCATGCTCTACTCTCTCGTAGCATGAACCGGACATTCTTTGGCCAGCAGGTACCGGGCTACGCCATCAGTTACCCTGACGGAAAACCGCTGGTGACGATAACGATTCCCGTAGGACTCTTACGTTTGTGGGATACCGGGGCCGTCTGGTGCTACGCAGCGAACAGTTGGGATGGGCTGGACGGGATGCTCGCTCTCGCGCAGCGACTAAACGCTGAGCCGCTGTACGTTCTAGGAAGACCGCCTGATTCACCCAACCCCCCGAGTACTGAGTCGTTGGTTCAGTTCCTGACGTCGCTCCTCAATCGGGCGAATGGCAGAGTTAAGTACTGGGAACTCTGGAACGAGCCCGCCATAACGTCCATGTACTGGAACGGCAGCGTTTCACGGTTGCTGGAACAATCCCGTCTGGCGTACGGACTGATTAAGTCGCGGGTGCCCGATAGCGTGATTCTCACGCCGAGCTTCAATGACTTGGACAGCTACGGCTACCAGTTCGCCAGAGACTACCTCACACAGGCTCGTGGCGCGTGGTGGCAGAGGATGCTGAGACGAGTTCCCAAACACGCTGACGGGGTAGCGTACCACTCCTACCACGATCATGTGGCGGACTTGAAGACCTTGCGAACGCTGACGGACCTACCGGTGTGGCTCACAGAAACAGTCAACGCGCCACTCGCAGAACTGGCCGCCTTGGGAGTCAAGTGTGTAGTTCACAACGCGCAGATAGTAGACGACCTGGACGCGAGTACGACGGGCAAGGACTGGTGTGGTGCATACGATGCGCTCACGAAATAAATGCGATTCTCCTATGAAAGGTGTTAGATTCTATCATGGACACGGACAAGAAAGTGAAACCGGCCCTCACAGCGGAAGAGTGGGCGCAATACCTCCCCGCGCTCAAGGGCGGTACGGCGACCCGTGACCTCAACATTGAGGCGGCGCTCCACACGTACGGGCCGGAAGCCGCCGCTGCTCTAGCCCTTTACGGCTACTTCACCAACGAGCACGCTGCATTTCTGCATCGTCTCTGGCAACACCAGACCGACCCCGAGATACTAGCCGGGTTGGATGAGATAATCGGACTGATTGATGCGCTCTTGCCTGACCCGACAACGCTCCCAACCGAATGAACGTCGAGGACCAACAGCACGTAATGGAGGAGGCAGAACGGGCGGCCACCTACTGGAAGACGCTCATTCGCGAGAACCTACCTCCCGACGCCGCAACGTCCTTAACGCAAATCTGGCTAGCTAC